GATTTTTGATTACTGATGCCTCTGAACCAAAAAAATGCTTACGCATATCGTTGTCCACGCCGATTACTTCGCAAGCATTGTTTAGGTAGTAGCGGACAGCTTCGGAGCCGACCAAACCTAAGCTGCCAGTTATCAATATTTTCATTCATACCTCATATTGAGATACATTCTCCTATGCTGCAATGGTAGGAGGGTTATATCTCTCTCGTAAATACACGATTAAGTTGTGGTTTAAAAGTTCTTATCAACTCCTCCTCAAGTACCGCTGCCATAAATTCATTACCCGTTTCACAATAGAATGCTTTGTCAAATCTAATCTTACTGATGTGCTGTGCGATTCTCCTGTGAAGATCAATCGATTTTCCGATATAAACTATTGCATTATCCTTCGCTAAAAAATAAACTCCGCATCTCTGCTCGTACTCAACAACATCGCTTATAAGGAACACTCCGACGGAATCCGGAAGCTCTTCTACGGCTTTTTTAACAGATTGGAAAATTTGAATCTTATCGCCTGTCATCAGGGCTTACGAGCCGACGAGTCCGAGTGAGCCGGTTACGAGGATTTTCATTTATTATTTGCCTCTAGCATCTGAACCATCTTTCTATGAATATCCTCTAGGTCTTTCAAGATGCCTTCGTAAATCGTGAAGCTAGAAAACCAATGTGCGGCTAACTCTTTTTTCTTTTGCTCTGTCAATTCGGCCTCCTTTTACAAAATCCAATTACCCAATTAATCGCGTAAGTCCAAATCGTCGTGACCCACGCCACGAACGCCATTCCTTGAAAAGCTCCCTTGTGACGGGCATAGGTGCCGAATTGCTTCCAAAGAGGCCTAAAGATTCCGCGTCGGTTATGGTAAACAAGAATGTTTGGGTGATAAAAAATGCCGTCCTTAATATTCAGGCCAAACTTGTCATCCTCGCCTGTGAGGTAATTCGGAAACTTTGTCGCTACCTTTTTTTTGACGATAAGATTGAAGGTCGGATGCCACGGCACCACGCGAGGAGCTTGCGGGGTGACACGGTAAGGACAGAAGACCCGTCGGTGTACCATATCTGCAATTCTTTCTGAGTAAGGAGCATCTGGAGGAAGCGCCCCGGGACCGCATACGGCATCGAAGGTTTGGAGCCAGAACAGCGCCTCCTTGAGCCAGTCTTTGTGCGGGTATGCGTCCGAGTCGATAAAGGCATAAATCTCTCCTTTGGCATTCTCCATTGCCCAATTCCGCTTCCATGCGGGGAGGCCTGGCACCACCCTATCCGTTACAACAAAAATCTCCTTATTCTCTTCAAGCTTCTTGCAATGCGCTACGCACCGCTCTACGTAAGCATCAACTGTGCGACAGGGTATGATTATCGAAACGAGAGGCGGTACTTCAGCCATAAGCTCTCCATGAAGATCTGAAATATCGTTTTAATTTTAAGCTGCCTTCTGATTTCACATTCGATAGGAACCTCGACCATCTTGAACCCTGACGATTGGAGTTTTGCTAGGATCTCGACGTCAAAAATGAAACCATTCGATTCCCAACAATCATTTATGGATTTGAGCGCGTCGCGCCGAAATAGCTTGATGCCTGTCTGGCTATCCACATACAACCCATAAAGCAATCGGAACCATATACGGGTTAGGTGGGTCATAATCTTCCGGCGAGGGGTTGAGCGCGTGATTCTCTTACTGCCAACTACAACGTCGAAGTCTTCAAGGAATGGAATGAGTCGTTTCAGCATCCTAGCCGGGATTTCGCCGTCACCGTCTATGAATGCTATTTCGTCACCAATCGCGCCACTCAAAGCTTCACGCAGCGCCCACCCCTTTCCCTGGCTATGCCTGTCGTGGACAACTATGATTTCTCCAGCAATGCCCAGACGCTCGATCTCTGATACGAAATCATGGATCCCAGATTCGCGGTGGTTAGGAATCAATATGGATAGCATCAGCAACTCCGAAGTGTCGGATTTCTCCTTTTCTCTCTGGATGAAACTCTATAGGTTTATTAAATTCCTCAGCCACCTCTAGGACCGTTTTTCTCACTCCGGACCCCACATTGAACACCCGCGCACAAGCGCGGTAGATCACATCACAAACTTTGTCCACATGAATGAAATCCCTCGTCTGTTTCCCGTCTCCGTATATGGGCAGCTTCTCTGCTTCTCGGAACACCTGATAGACATTCGGTTCGCCCTTAACACCAGGTCCAATTACATTCGTTAATCGGAGGATGATATAAGATTTGGCGAAGTGCTGTACCGCAAGCTCTCCTAGGTGTTTGGTGAGGGCATACACAGACCCTGGTCGAATGTCGGAATTGACCGTATGCTCCGCTCCTTCGCCGTATACCCCCGCAGTCGAAAGGTATACAAAGTGCGCCTCTGGGTGCTGCTGAACCATGTTGTAGGTGCCCCATACGTTCGTGTCATAGTAGGACTTAGGATCTTCCATGGACTTGACCACACTAGTAAGTGCTGCGGTATGTACGATCACGTCATACTTCCGGTTGGCCTTGTAAGTGCGAATATCCTGACCGTCTTTAAGATCAATACCGACGCAGGATAGCCGTTTGTAGAGATGGCTCCCAATGAACCCCCTATTTCCTGTTACGAGGATAGATTCGCTCAACGAAGTTCCTGATTAGATCGCGCTGCTTGTTTTGAATGGCTATTAGGTCTAGCCCGGTTGCTACCGCATACGCCTGTAGAAATTCACTCGCCATGAATGGAAACTCGTTCTCACAAAGAATCGCGAACGTCTTCCAGTCTTTGACCTCTTTGCCTGTGGAACCATAAACAATGCGATTGATTTTGGTCGGCTTTCCGTAGCTCTGAATTTCCTTCCAGATGACGGCCTCATACATAAATGGAAAGAGACTTGCTCTTAAAGTCGCGCAGGCCAACCAAACTCTCTCGTATAGAGAGATTTCGACGCCACAATCCTTGATCGTCCGAGCGGAAAAACAGGTCCGCATAATTGGCTGATAAGACGATGCTTCTCCGTTTCGGCTTATGATTGTGTATTCCTCCGAAACAAGCTTTCCGCCGTCAGCGACACGTCTGTATGTCTCATAAGTCTTTCCGGCATTTGGAAAACCGACGATCAAGGTATCGTCTACGCATGAGCCGTGCATCATTATGGCTTCGCTATGCATGACAAGCTTTAGCACATCAATCATGCGAAGAAGGATGTCCTGGTTAATCCAGCCCTTCATAATGAATGGCAGTCGAAGAAACATCGGCGTCACTTCGCACTTGGTAAGACCGTTTGTAATTCCGATCTGCACAGGAAAAGGCCATGGGCTCTCGTGATAAAGACCGTCGATCTCCCTGTCATACAGGAATGCGCCGATCTTCTCGCACCTAGAACGGTTGATATTTATTTTTTCTACGACCGAGAATTCCATCAAAGACCCCCTTTACGAAGTGATAGATCATCAACGGCTTCCGGCGCCAAAGAAGCGACAACGAATAAAAACCAACAAATAAAGGCATGAAAACGCTAAGGTACACGAGATAATGTAAAGAAGAATTAAGCTTTCTCTGATAAATAACTCGATTCCTACCCATAAAGTACGCATTCATCGGCCTCCTGAAGTCTGGTATATGTGAATAGGTTTGCGATTTATGGAAGCACCTCGCTTCCGGGCACATCATCACCTTTAGCCCGACGTCTTTGACTCGTTTGCAGAAATCCGCTTCGTCTAAGTCGATTGGAAAATTCTTCTCATCAAACCCATGAAGCTCGAAAAAGGTTTCAACATGCATCATGAACGCATTGGCAACCTCATCAACTTCATACGGTTCCTTTGACAGCGTCGGATAATAGGCGTTGGTGTTGACACCTTTGGTAAACCCAGTCAGGTAATTTCGATAAGAGCCCCCGTCCGCTATGTAGTCTTGCTTATCGTCGTAACAGGCCATGAAACCAACGACCCCAATCAATGGCTGGCTAGCTAATTGAAGAGCTGCGGTGACAGCGCCTGGAGCTAGGTAGTTGTCATCGTCAATAAAAAGCAGATATTCCCCGATTGCTTTCTTGCCGCCCTTGTTCCGTTTACCGGCCAAAAGCAACTTTTCGTCATCAACAACAATAACCTGACAGCCCTCTTGGATAGTTCCTATGAGCCGCTGCAAAAGCGCTTCCCTGCCTTTCATAGTCGGTATAATTACCGAGATTTTTGGCAGCGTTTCCATGCGAAGTATCCGATCCATACGGTTAAGTAAATGACCATCTTCCAATGGAATCTAGAGTGTCTAGTGTGATAACGGAGCCAATTCTTAATCCTGCCCCAACCATCAAACCGCTCATGATACGTCGGGCCTTGCTCTAGCAAGTGGTAAAGGTATGCTTGCGGGTTGTAGACCAATCGATATCCAAGCTTTTTAGCTTTGGCTTCAACATCTGTGTCAAACCACTCCGAGACGCCGTCAAATTTCTCGTCAAACCCGCCAACCAGGAGGACCACATTCTTCCGCATAGCCCAATTCGTGCCTTCCAAATGGTCAGGTGTGGAGTATTTCCACTTGCGCGGGTATCCAATAAATCGCTCCTCGTAATTTGAGTCATAAGAAACGCACCCACACTTTCTGATGCCGCCCGGTTTAAATTCGTTGCCATCGTAAAGCCATCTGAGAAACCAATTCGGATTCTCAGCAAGACGGATGCTATCTCGATACTTTCTTCGGCTGGTGGGCACCAGTGTAGGGCCAGTGACGCCAGCTACCTCGGGGTTGTTGAATGGCTCAACGAGTTCTTCCAGCCAACGCTCCGGCATTTCAACATCATCGTCGACTCGGACAATGATTTCGCCTTTTGCATTGTGCAAGGCGGTATTCATGGCTCGAACGATGCCCTTCTCTTTGGCAAAAATAATCTCGAAATCTTTTAGGGTTTGGGATTCCAAGCTACGAACAACCGCCGGCGCCTCCCCTTTCGTTAGGATTACGACGCTTACGCGAGGATTTGCCATATCTGACCAGCAATTTTCTCTGCCGAATGATTTTGTATGATGTATTCCCTCAGTTTTTTGCCTTCCTCCCAAGGGTTACTCATTAGCTTGTCGATTTTCTCGACCATTTCATCTATCGTTGAAAACTGCCAAGGATAATCTCCGAACACCTTACGTCGCGTCACAAGACAGGGCTTTCCCATGATGCCGTACTGCAAGAATGGAGAAGTCACAACATATTCGTTTCCTGGGTTATCACTCCTCAGGGCTACGCCGATAGTGCAGTTGGCAATATGGTGTCGCACGGCCTTAAATGGCACCCAACCGTAAAAAAAGACATTCTTAGGCGCGTTTTTCCGCAGCTTTCGGTATTCAGGTCCATCCCCCAAGATAGTGAAATCAAGATCAGGCAACCTTCTCGCCGCCTCAAGAAGCAAATCAACTTTCTTGTTTTTGGTTAGAACCCCATGAAACATGACATTTATAAAATCCGATGAGCTGCCGGCAGGAAAATCCTTTGGATCGACTGGGTCTAGTGCAACCTTAGGCCGCTTACCAAGCTCTTTCTCGAAGTAGTCAGCCATTGCTTCGGAGATCACGATTATCTCGTCAGCCATCCTCCATGAAATCTTTTCAAAAGAATGAAGGATTTTGTAGACGAGACCAGAGCAGTAATACATTAGGTGCAAATCTCCGATTCGCAGGACAACCTTTGACCTTTTAGACGCCATCTTCACAAACGCCGGGTAGAATGGATACGAGTCGTCGCAATAGATCGTGTCGTATCCCTTACCAAGAACAAGAAGGGGAGCATAAATAATCCAAACCAAGCTTTTCCAAAATTTTCCGAATCCAGACAATCGGTCAAACTTTCTGAACGTCAATACATCCACACCTCTTAAAACCAAATACGGGAACGCTGCATTTGTCTCTTTAATCTGATCTTTCGGGTAGCGGTGCAACAGGGCGATTTTTTTCATTTGCGCCTAAGCTTCCACCACGTTTGCCAGCGTCTTGTTGGTTTAATTTCCACAACATCGAATGAATTCTTGCAGGCGAATAAAATGTCTTCTTGGCTGTGTAAATACATCTTGTGGATTTCGTTGCAAATTTCTTTTGAAAATGTTTCCGTCAGCGTATTGTGGTCGAAGTCAACCTTTTGAATCTGTATTTTTAAATCGACCGACCGTAACGGATGGCGTGATGATGGCGTTATAGTTCTAATAAGGTTCTCAACTTTTTTCCTCGTAGTCCTAAATCCTTCCTTATCAACCTTTCTTTTGTCCCAAATATCGAATATGAAATAACCTCCGTGTCTAACCGGAATCCGATGCCACCAGTCATGATTTGGAATGTAATTCAGAACATCAAATAGAGCCGTTACGCAATCGAATCTATCATCAGTGCGATAGTCGGTAATATCAGCGTAGATAATGCGCTTAGTTGGGTCCGCCATTGCCATTGAACGCTCTACGCCTACAAGCATCGTGTCTTTCGGGTAATGCTTCCAGTAGCTTGCCGTGCCACATCCAAGATCAAGAACCGTCTTCGGCTTTCCAGCCCATTGATAGACGAATTCGATTTCTTGTTTGTATGGCTTATCTTGATGAAAAAGGTCATAGTAGGCCGCGTAAGATGTTGCAAACATGAATAATCTCTTTCTCGGTTAGATTGAGACCGCTTGGCAAATAAAACGCTCTTTCCCACATCAATTCTGAGACAGGAAAACTAACGCGCTTCATGCTACGAAAGCATGGTTGCATGTGAATCGGATAGAAGAAGCGGCGGCACTCAACCCCGCTTGCAGATAACTTGCTAACCATTTCGCCAGCGGGTTGCTTGGTCTGAACGAGGTACATCCAAGGAACCCTGACGTTGAAACAGGAATAAACCGAAGGGGGCAGGTGTTTTAGATATATATCCCTGTTTCTTTGCTTGATCTCTGTAAACTTGTCGATTTGCTCCAGCTGCGCCAATGCCAGAGCCGCTTGAATGTTTGACATTCGGAAGTTATAGCCGATATCAAAATGCACGAATCGCTCTTCGCTGTGGCACAGATTTCTGTAGTATCTCGCGGCGTCGTATATATCTTTCCGGTTGGTGACAATCACACCACCCTCTCCGGAGGTAATGAGTTTGTTGGCATAAAGTGAGTAGCAACCTACATCCACAACCTTATGCGGAGTCCAATATTGGGATAGATCGTCTACGACATGCTGGCCGATGGATTCATCAAACTGACCGAATAGGTGACAACGCATAAGATTTTCTTCTGCGACAGAGACGTTATCGTGAAGAAGAACTCTCGCGCCAGCTCTATGCGCTCCGACATAACAACTTATGATCGTTCCGGTCGGTATGAAGATATACTTCATAGACATTGCCCATATTGCTGTCTCGATTGCTGCGGTGCCGCTCGACACGGCTATGGCATACTTATTTCCAGACCAATCCGCAAACGCCTCCTCAAAGCGCACAACAAATTTGCCGCCGCTTGATACCTCACCTTCGTCTATGGCCTGGCATAGATACTTTTTTTCGTTACCAGAAAGAAGCGGCTCAGATACCCTAATCAAAACTTTTGTCCTCGGAGACGAAGCTAAACTGACCAGCTTTAACCTCGTACCCTATGAAATCCTCAAGAACGCGCACCGTATGCCCACCTCGATATACAAAAATCGCTTCTCCGGGGCCGGCCTCCAAGGTTCCCAAGAGGTTTTTCTTAACGCTGTAAATGTCCACCGCTAGGCGCCCTTGGATTACCAAAAAGGCCTCTTGAGTTTTTTTGACTGTCCTCGGGTTCAGGATGTGGTAGTGAAGCCGAAAAGTCTTTCCTTTCGGGTACTTCATCCTTTGTGCTTGCAAAGACTCGATTGGGTTGCCGAACCACTCCGACCCATCCTTAACATCTTTGGCAGATGCCAGAATGGCGTAGGTTTCACCATCGAAAGAGATTTCTCGATTCATTAGAATTTGTATTTAAACCCGGCGGCAAAGTTCCATTGTTCGTTGCCAATCTCGTCATCGCCAAGTATGTGCCACTCAACGCCCTCATCATCTGTGGCGTGTTTTGGGATCTCGGTGGTGAAGTAATGCACCTCAAGATTCAGAGACCATTTTTCGGAGATTCTGACATCCACACCAACGCCGTACTTAGAAGCTAATGAATTACCAACGTCTACAGTCACTTGATTGTCTTGAAGAAATGGATTTTCTTTGAAGTCCCACCAGTAGTAACCAACACCAGCGACAATGTAAGGGCTGACGCGATCATTCACCTGAGGACGAAATAGAAGGGTGGGCATAATGCCATAACCACGGATACTGCCGAACGCACCCTTTACGTCATCAACGGAAGGAAAATACTGGCGTCCTTGGTAGTTAAAATCGACCCCTATTGAGAATTCACGCCAGATCGGGTGTTCCAAACGCGCAAGCAACTGGCCTGTGTCGTCTGAATCGCGATTTGCTGTTTTCTCGTATAACCCTTGCAACGTCAAATCTGCCCCATGGCTTTTTCCAGCTAAGGTCAGGCATACAACAATCATGACAAGCATTTTTTTCATAGTGCCCTCACTTTTTGTAATTGCTTTCACTGCACCCAATCCACCAACCGCCGAAGCCAGGCCACCAAAAACGGCATCGTGAGCCAGCCGGTAATGACCCCGATGAGGTAGTCGCTCCAACCGGAGTCGCGGCTCACCGCTCACCGTCCTTGAGCAATTCCGGGTTCTCGTAGATGTTGCCGAGGACTTCGATCCCTTCCGTAATGAACGGGTAGCAGTCGGGCTCATTCCACTTAACGATGAAGCAAGCGCCGAGAAAAACGACCTCTCCTTTGAGGCCGTTGAATCCGGTTACTATGTCGCCCTCCCAAATCTCCTTGCCGTTCTTATCGTGGAGGCCGGTGAATTGCATGAGAACACCCACTTGGTGAGCGTCGAAATCTTCAAAAAAACGCGCCAAATAGAAACTTGCTGGCTCCCCATCTTGGCTGTAGCTCATAAAGCTTTTTCCAGTTAATCTATTTTTAAGCCACGCCCTGAACTTAATCGGTCTAATCACCTCCCCTCCTTGTTGCCGTGGTTGGCCTTCATTTTTGTTAAACGTACCGTAGGGGTTTGGAAATTAAGATCGCCCATTTCTCCGACGGAGCCGCGCCGCCGGATCATGGAAAAACGGCGTTTGTTAGATACTTTCCCCACGGAAGATTGATGAAAATATTTTTTCTCCCCTACGATGAACGCTCCGTTTTCAGATTTTCTTGCACAAAATTTAGATTTCGTATCGTAAGTCCTTATTTTTCGCTCTGAAAATCGCAGCGTTTCAAAAGGTAGCTCGTGGCAAAACGGTAAAATAGAAGGGTAAGACAAAGCGAAACGCTCATTGAAAACGGAGGACATATGGTTAGAGACAGAGCCGCCTACATCATTGATGAAAGAGTTGATGAAAACGGTAAGACGTTCTTTCGGGTCCGTCGAGATACGCCGCTCGGACTCCTCGGCGTTTACTCTACAAACACAAGAGAAAAAGCCGAGCAATGGGTTAGATCGAAAACAATCAAGGCACGATTGAAATCTAGCGGCCTTTACTAAAGACACGCTCCCGGCGCTACCACGGGCCGGGGGCTTTTTATTGCTCATGCTCTGGATTCCTACAGTTGGCTTTGTGGACGATCCGTACCACCGTAAAGCTCCGGGTCGATCTGAACGCGAGGCCCTGATAAAATCTCCGAGAATCTCTTATCAAGGTGCGCCCGGCGTATTTCGTCGCAATCAGGGCACCACAGATGCGTCCACGGTGTGCCGGCAACGTTCTCGCACTTGCCGGTTTTCTCACCGAATCCTACACAGGTCGAACCGCGCCGTTTGCTCACGACCTCACCTTGTCCGTTTGAATGGTTGGAAACTGCCGCTCAATGATCTGCTCAAGTGTCCGCGTGGCAAGCAAGCACCTCGTCTGCGTCTCGATAGGGTCGAGTCCTTCGACCTCGATCCAAATTGGACAGCCCACGATGGTTAAGCCGGTAAGCTGGACAAGGCGCTTCACGACCTCACCTCGCCGGTGGGGTTGGTGAGGGCTTCTTGGGCAGCGTTTGCGTCCCTACACAAGGTGCAGCACTCCGGTGGATTTAGCGGAGTTACATGTTGCGTAACGTGAACTCGGTAAAACAGGTTCGCCAGCGTCTTTGCTGCCTCCCGCGCCTTCGCCAGTTGGGTGCGGAGTTCTCCGACAATCTTCCAAGCATATGGATCTTTGCAGTTATTGAAGTCCGCCTCGATGATTCTTAACCGCTCGTTCTCAGCCCGAAGCGCCTCGATCTCCTTGTCTTTGGCGGCGAGTTGGGTGCGGAGGGCTTCAAGTTGCGAGTTATCGTATTCAAGCATCAGCGCCTTGATTCTCTGCACAGCATCTTTCCTGTCGAGGGCGTAACCCATACGCCTTTCTCGTTCAAATCGTTCAAAAATGTCTTGAATACTCTGGTCGTAGTCCATTATGGTCTATAGCTCCCATCACCTTCGTTAAGTGCCTGACCTAGACTCCGCTCGAGGGCGCGGAGGGATTCGATTTCCTTCCTCAGCATCGGCACACAGGTACAATGCCGCTCATCCGTGGGGCATTTCTCGGCCATGACGGAACGCTGAGTCTCACGCCAGTCGGCTAGTTCGGCTTCTAGACGTTCCACCTCCGCACGTTCGGCGTCGAGGAACGGCTTGGCAATGCCTTTAAAATCTACGGACCCGCTTTCGATCTTGCGGTCGATGTGGTAGTTGAATTGCGCCGCAAAGTGCTTCGCCATTGCCGAGCCGATCTCCAGGTCAATCTCCTCCGTCGGCCTTCGTTCGCTCATAACCACAACCTCCCCATTGAGTGCTTCAGACTTCGGACACTTACAATTACGCGGACCAAGGCCGCACCACCGGCAGGTGCTCATGACTTCGCCTCCCGCTGCTTTAGCATGGCTTCAGCCCAAAGCATCCTCGCTGCGGCGAAGCGTTCCGCAACACGGGTCGCCGGGACGGTGTAATCGTAGTAGCGGTCGCCGGGGCCAAAGGTCTCGTCTATTGACGGCTCAGAGCGAAACATCCTGGCCTCGATCATGGCTACCTCTGCCTCTGGAGCGTGAGCCGCAAAGTAGTCGAGGAGGGACATACCTCCTGACTCCATTGCTTCGACCTTGCCTTCTGCTATGACGTACATCGGCGGCAACGCTGGAAACGCAGGGCCGCCGTCTTGCTTAAATTGAGCACTCATGGCTTTACCTCACCACCACATAAGGCACATTCGGAAAAATCGCCTCGAAGAGCTTTTTCTTGATTCGCCATATATCGGTTTCCATACCTTTCGCTTCGTGAACCTCTAATCTGTCGTCATTTCCGATTACCTCAAAATCAACCACATGCGTTGTGATCCGCTTTCCGAAAACCGTCAGATCATAACGTACTTGGGTCCTATAGCTTTTGATCTCACCGGCGCGACGCAACAGCTCTAATTGGTCGCAATAACCTGCCTCGAAGCGAGAGTGATGAATATGTCCCTGGCCGCACCTGCATGAACGATTGTTGAATTTGCTGCGCCTAGCAAAAATCACAATTGATTTTCCTTCGGTTTTTAAGTGCGAGAACACCACTCTTGAAGCATCGACCGATTTACCCGCCACTGGCTACCAACTTTTACAGCCGGGATTTCGCCACGCTGCGCCATGCGATAAACCGACTGGATATGGAATTGCAAGAAATCAGCGACCTCTTTCAAAGTCATCCAGTCACTCATGCTGCGTCACCAAAAAGGTCGTGCTGGAATCGACCTGCGGATTTCTTCCGCTCTTCAATGCGCTGTATTTCCCGGTTGTACGCCTCAAGCAATGACTTCGGCTCTTCGTTTTTGCGATATCCTCGGCAGAGCATAATCCGGTACTCAGAGAGACCACGTATGCCGTTTCTGAAGCGGCGGCAAACCATGTGTCCGTCCGGGTTTTGGTCTTTGTGGTACCCACCGAATTGCGGTTTACGTAGGTTCCTCAGTTGAGCTTCCAAAGACCGACTGTTTTTGAACCCGGTGGCCGCTGCTAATTCTTCGACAGTGCGCCATTGACCGTCGCGCATGATTCGGTAAACCACACGCAATTGCTCAGTGAGACGCCCCTCGTCAACTTCACGAACGTAAGTCGCACCACTGAATCCGTTCATGCGCTCTTCTCCTTTGCCAGCCGATCCACAAGCGCCTTAAATTCCGCATGGGGCTGTACCCATCGCCGCCCCTCTAGCTTTGGAAGGGTCGGCAAAACTTGCTGGAGCTGCATGGTCCTATCTCTCAGAATCGCCACTAGATTGGTTCCCGGGTAAAGCTCCTTCTGTGTCTTGCACACATCTATCGCTGCCTTCATAAACGGTTCGTCTTTTAAGTCCTTCAGCAGCTCAAAGTAGAGCGCCGGCTCAAGCTTGCGGTCTGGGAAGGCAGCTGATAGGAGCAGTACCGCCTTCTCCATCGTTTCTGCTTTCACGGTTTTGCCTCCACTTGTTGAGTGCATCCAGGTTGTGCTTTTGTGCTTTGGTCATGTAGCGACTATCGCCGCTCGTTTCTTCGTTTTTGTGGCAGTTCTGAAGCCATGTCGACACTGCGCCCCGCCACGAGCGCATTGGCTTACGCGTCCTCCCAATCACCCAACCGCAGGACTCGTAGTAGGACAGAAACTTTTGAGCCATCGACTCTGCGACAGCCGCTTCCATCCCGCCCTGCATGAAGGCGTCAGTAAGTTCTGGGACACTTGGCTTCTTAAAGGCCTCTTTACCATCGTTTTTAGAAACAGCCCTTTGATCTCTAAAAACGTTTTCTTGCTTTGAAGATCTTAAAGATTCAACCCTGTCCTTGTTTTTGTCCTTGTCCTTGGCCCCTGGCGGGACTCGTTTAAGGGGTATCAATACCCCTTGTTTCTTAAGTAAATTCAAAACGAAGGCATGTAGACGGTTCGAGTACCTAAGTTCGCCATATTGAAAGTCTAAAAAGTCAGGTATATGCCACCGCTTTCCGCCGGCGACTTCTGCGTATTGTTTTTTGAAAACCTCGCGTATCCGAACTTCATCTAGGGAATCGCCGATACAGAACGATGCCAATTGGAAGTCGACGTCCCAAATACCTGCCTGGTCACAATTGTCCAAGACATAGACCCAAAAACACTTCTCAACTGGAGACAAACTGCGGAACCAGGGCTTTTTCCACTTCTCGCTGTCTGTGAAACGCTTGGCCATTTAAGCGCTCTTAATCCTTAAAAAAGTTTTTTAGTTTCAAGAGACCCGTCAAAGCGCGTGATTCTCCTGGTACTGATTCCAAAATTCTGACGTATCAATCTCGAAGACGTCCCTAACAACCTCATCAACCTTCATGAAATACTCGCCGAATTCCGACTTGGTAAGCGTCGTGGTAGTGGCATCTTCAATGGCCTTAAACTTTCCACGGTCGAAGATCTTCTCTGCGAGGATGTGTGTCTTAAGGTCGATATGGAGAGCTTCTGGGCTGAAATGGCCCATGTCTTTAAGGCCGGCATCATTAATCAGCCAGTTTAAATACACCCAATAGAGACTGTTCTGGCTTAAGGTGCGGGTGCTTCCCCACTTAGCTGTGAAGGTCTCGCCAACCTTCGGGCATTTTTCATTGAAAGCGACTTTTGCAAGCAGCTGGCCTTCAACTATTTTTTGAGCAAGAACTTTGGCCTTTACCCTTGGCATTAAAAGTCAACTCCATCGCTGGAAGATTCTTGGACTGATTCTTTCTTCTTTTGCTCGAAGACGCTGATTAGGACGCCTGGCATATGGAAAAGCTTCACGTACTGCTTTCCATTCCTGCCGTCAATTAGAACGCCGATTTTGTTCCAGCTCGACATGGTCGTACCGTCGGCTTTGGTGTATTCCTCGCGGATACATAGGTCTTTCATACGGCGATCCTTTCGGCGATCACTTCCAGGTCTTTATTGAACTGCTCAAGCTCTTTTGCTAGCGCATCTTGGAAGGCGGTGTCCGGGTAGACACGAACGATCAAGGGTTTTAGACCCGGGTAGTAGCTCATGAAGTCGCACCACTGCCGGCCAGTGACCAGGAGCTGCCCCTGGACCTGTTGGACGTACTCGGTGGGCAGGGTGCCTTTGAGCAGGTAGGCCACATGGGTGGCAAGGTCCGGGCACTTGATTTCAAGAATCCCATCATCACCGACCAGGCCATCTGGACTGCAAGCGTACTTGCGATCCTCGTTGGGATAGCAGATACCAACCTGGACAACCTGGCAGTCATGCATGAACTCGTAGGCAGCACGGGCTTCCTGTTCCATTTCCTCGCCGCGCTCCATTGAGGCGTTCTTGTAGCCGTTGGCCGCAGCTTGGCCAGATACCCGCTCCCCGGCCAGGCGGTAGAGGTACTTCTCGCGCTGCTTGGACGGCTCACCTTTGGAGGTCACGATCAGGTCGAAGCTGGACGCGGTAGGGATTCCGCGCCGGCACTCGATCCATTCTTGGGACTTCTGATCGATTTCGAGGACGATCACGCCGTCACCGCCTTGGCCTTGTTCTTTTTGGCCTGCAGATCTGCCAGCGCCTTGGGGAACATCGACTTTGGCATGGCTTCCAACTTCTCGATTCCGAGGTACTTGATGAATCGGGCCTCATCGGTGTCGGTGTCTGCCAGCATGTCCAAAATCTGGCCAAGCTGCTTCTGGTCGATTACCTCAGGGGCACCTGCCCCGTCGTTGTCCTGGTCCTCAGTCGCTAGTCCCGTGATCGCCAGAAGGGTATACCTCTGGAGATAGGTAACTGTGCTTCCTATGGCCTGGATCGCATTCTTGGACCCAGAGGTATCCGCCGGCGCTGTCAGGGTCGTTTCCTCGTAGTGCCCCAAAACGTGCGAAATACGGCACGTCACACCGATCTGACCATCCTGGTGGGTGCGCCACGATGCTGACAGGCCGTGTCTGGAGAGCGCCTGCGTGATCTTGTCGACCACGTTGGAGAGCGTGGCATGGCGGTAGGAGGTCTTTCCGACACCAAAGCTAACCGCCTTATCCTTGGTGATGGTCGGCGGGTCGGCCTTGAAGTCGGACATGGCTTTGTTAAAGGCCTTCCGTGCCTCGTTCTGCTCCCACTTCATCTGCAGATCCAGAAGGCCATGCAGCTTCTCCAGATCGGCCCCGCTCCGGACAGCCGCCTGGATCATCGCGGCAGGGGTATTGGTCTCTGTATTTACCTGCATCAACTCGGTCCCGTTGGGGTCTTTGGCTTTTGCGTTCATCACCGCTCTCCCATAAAGTAGTGCTGGCCTGCTGCGTTGAGGCCCTTGATGATCTTGAGCGCGTGCAAAATTTCGTTAGCGCCCTCAATCTCCGAGTCCTCAAGCGGTTGGCACATCATCTCAATCTTGATCTTCTCCAACTCATACCTCTCTTGGGCCGGCAGAAGGTACAGCTGTGCGTCGCTAATCCGTCGGTATAGATTCTGTTCTTCTGGTGAAAACTGGCTCCAGTAGCGCATATCAGTCATCCTCCTGTTCGTCTTCAATCAGGTCGTATTCTTCTCGGAGGTAGGCCAGGAAGGAGTCCTCCGTCAGATCATCCAGCGTCGATCCAGTGCTGATCCGAGAAGCGGCGTATTCCTCCCTTCGGTCCTTGGTCTCGTCGTAGCTCATGCGGTCGATCCATTCCTGAAACGTCGGCTTTGTCTTTCGCATCAGCGGACCTCCCGATAGAATGTGTGATCTCCGATGGTGACGGTGCGGTGCATATGCTTGGCCCAATAGGGCTTCCCAAAGGCCTTCTCGTTCTCCCAATGAGTCGCTCCTTTGGTTACGTCTGCCTTGTAGGCAGAGTCGCGCCATGCGGCCCGGGCGCGGTCCCATACCCATCCGGGTTGCCTATCAACGTGCCGAGCCCGGAGACCGTAGACCCCATTCAAAGTTCCACGGTTACGGATTGCACAGGCCACTGCGTACATTCCGGAACGACCCTGATTGGCGGCTTCTCCAATGATGGCCCGTACCGCCTGGTCTGTCGGAATGGCGGCGTAGGCGCTTCCTTGGGTCAGAAAAAGTGCCAGCGCGATCACCCGGACCATGACACGTCTCCCGCCATGTGCCAGCTGGCATACCGGACCCGGCCTCCGAGAAGCTGGAGGAACCGGAGCTTTGTGACCTCGTAGGGTTTCTTCGTCACAATACCGATGGCCCATCGGGTTGCCTTGATTTCGTGGGGGCCGATTCTCATGACCGGCCCTCCGCTTTGGCGATTAGCGCCTGGGTTGGCTGAGTGATATTGACGAACTCGCCCTCGGTAATCTTCCCAGCGTCCTTTAATTCGCGGAAAGTGTTGATGAGGTTTATAAGCTCGTCCTTCATTTCAGGCGCGGCGGCGATTAATGGCCCATTTTCAGGGTCAACGTGATTGGCGATTTCAGCGATATCCATATCGCCGTCATCGGATATGTCTTTTTGCCAAACGTTACCATCGATGTATTCCCACGGCCCCGGCGTATGCTTGGCGCTCATGACAGCCGCTCCTCGCCTAGAAGCTCGGCCAGGTGTTCGTTGAACTCGTTCCCAGGGGTCCGGATCCCAATGTTTACCGCCTGGGCGTACCACACAGCCCTGGCGATCCTGATAAACATCTCTCGGACCTCACGCTTCAACTCGCTTTCCTCAGCTCCTCGCATTGCCGTGGCCTGGGCTTCCATCAGAAGCTCTTCCACAACCGTTCTGGTCAGCGGTGGCCGACCTTTCTTTAACGCGACCTTCACCACTTTCGCCTCCATTGGGGCAAAAAAATTGCCCCGGTTACGCCGCTTAGCGCAAACGGGGCATAAAAAAAGCCCTGGCTGGCCTCACGGCCTCACCAGAGCTTCTTTACTTTCCTATCTCCTTACTGGCTTCCCTCTAAAAATGGCGGAGAGGCAGGGATTCGCCAGTATGGATTTAAAGAAAAGTAGAAAGGGTCTCTGGTGAGGAGGTAAAAAGCGCCGAACGAGAGATGACCGAGCCGGGCCGCGACGCCCGGGTGACAGAAAAAAATCCCTCGCCGGCGGTGAAGGCAAAGGGCTCGACGCACTGTCGCGTTGTGTTTTGGATGTCGCGGATTATCTCGGTCTTCATGTTGACGAGTTTTACCTCATTTCTTCTTGATTGTCAATCGACCTTCTACATCAGCGCTAATCAAATCCGCAATACGCTTGGTGGAGCTGACGCCAAGGGCGATACACTTTATTCTGAAATCGCGCCTCAGTTTGTCATCTACTCTCAAGCTCATTTGGGCTAATTTGCGCTTCATGATGCAATGCTACCATGCTATTTTTGAATCGTCAACTATTTTTTTTAATTTATTTTCGCCCCCTGTTCTTGCCAAGTCCGGAGGTCTTGGGGCGTCAAATGCACATAGCGCGATGTGGCCTTTGTGTCAATGTGTCCCAAAAGCGCCATCGCCGCAATCTGCCCTCCCTTCTTAAATATCTCGGTGCCGGCGTGATGCCGCAAAAGGTGCGGATGGACGCGAAAACCCAGTGCTTCGGAGATCTTCCGAAACCGCATCCGGACGGCCTTAT